TTCCATCAACATATGAAGGACATTATCCTTCCAAAATTGGTACCCAAGGTCTTTTTCCTTAGTCCATTGAATGGATTCAAGAATAGTGTCCAGGGATAAATTGGCCATCCATCTCTTCTTGTCACAATGGAAAGATCGTATAAAACCTCGCTTGAGGAATGTGCAATCTACCAGTTTCCTTTCATTAGAGACGACACCAATTCCTTTCGCTTCATCAGTGTAAACCATACCTAATTTAGCGTATGCCTCAGTCATGAATTCCTGAGTAATGAATTCGAAAGGACCATAAATTTGTACGGAAAGTAGTCCATCATCACCGTATTTGGAAATCTTGACATGACCCCGCATGTCCACAAGTATTTCCACAGCCTTAACATATGTCTCAACTGGTTCGGGATAATTATTAAGGATGGCGTATCTATCAAGTACACAACCAGCTACTGAATTGATCACAACCGTCAGTGGATTCCCAGATGTATTAGCTCCCATCCAGGCGTAAATAAGTTTATCCACTAAATGACGACTTTGCGCAATCTCATCAATGAGTGCATTGCGGATTTTCTCTTGATCAGCTCCCTCGTCCTGATAAAATTTCAACATCACTACCTTAATGGCCCAGATGTCTTCTGGGGCAAGGGTTTTATCATAGCCTGAAAAATCTCCAGCTATTACCCGGTAGTTGTCAGCATTATTACCATGACGTGTAGCAAGATGTTGCCAGTCTCCGCTGTAAGGATTCATCCCACAACAGATTCCATTATCAACTCGACTACGCATCACGAAGGCACTGAACATCAATGTGTACTTACGAACTAAAAGACCAAATGTCAAATCACATGAAGAAATCAGTCGGGTCTTGCCAGCATCACTCTTCTCAATAGTCCTCAATTCGTCCTTCAAAAAGTGGTTATTGACAACATAAGGTCTAACACCACTTAAGATAGATTCCTCCATCTTCTCCATCTGTCCTTTAACTAAGAGAGCATCTGGTGTGTCAAAAGTAAAGTCATCACTACCAAAGGCAGAAGACTTGGCTCCACCCTTAAGTAAGTGCTTCATAGGCCAACCAGGACTAGATCCACGATTAATACTATCAATGAAATCTTCTCCAGGTATGCCCATAACACACTCCTTAAAAGTGAGAGCACGACGCATCTCATTAGTTATAATATAACCAGTATTGAACAGCTCATGACAATAATCATCAATGGCAGCCCCATATAAGTGCATATTGGGTCGTACATGTGACAATCCATATCCCCACATAGCGTTAGCCATGGGATCAATGCCGTCAGTTGTTCTAAGCATCGCAGGTTTCTTGCGAGGGGGGTATTTATCAATAAGACCATTAATTGGTGATGGAACAATAGTTGTTTTCTTAGTCTGTGGAATGGGTTTACCAATTGCTTCGTAGACCCTACCATCAGCTCCAAAGACAACGCCACTCTGCACAAGAGGTTTAACCTCTTCAGCGGCGGCTTCTTCAGCAATGTCGCGCATAATGTTGTTAAATGTGCAACAAGTACGCACTGCTGCTTCCAGTCCTTCTTTATCAACTACTGCACCAATGCCCTTGGTAGTCCCCATACCAGCAACATGTATAGAAGCAATTTTAGCTTCATTGGTCTTATCAAAGATAACGAAAGGTGAACCACAATCGCCAACCCGAGTAGGTATATCATACATAATGCCCTTTTCACAACCCCATTGACCATCCGCATAAACGACATCATTTCTAGTAACGAAGTTCGCAGTATGGTAAACTGGGGAGCAATCTCGATTGAGTACACCAAGGACACCACGATGTTGTGTAGGTAGCTTCTGATCTTTACTCCTAAATAACCTAAGAATAGATCTCCCAGTTATACCAGGGATATAGCAAACTCCTACATCGTCTTCACCATTGTTAGGATTCATCTTAAAGATTTCAATAGTGGCGGCTCCTTCAGACCAAGAATACAAAAGATCCTTAAGACTCTTGGTGAAGAAGTGGGGCTTAATCTCCCCAGTGTTCGGGTTTCTCATAGTGCAATTGGTGAACGTTATCTGTATATCAGGGCGTGGTTCAATACCATTCTCTGGATCACCATTAACATAATCCATCCATCGACCAATATAATGTTCAGGCATTAAGACGACATTGTTCTGTAGGGCTAAAACGCATCCTTGATAAGATTTGTTCTCACCTAAATCAATCTTGAAACGCCAGACATTTCTGGTAACCAGTTTGGTTATGATATTGTGTGCATTTGGATCATCTCCAGCTTGTACCTGAACCCTTCTAAGAGCCTTAACTGAATTCGGTTTCTTCTTGCTCTTAGTCTTCTTGCGCATAGGATAATCACCATGCTCAGGAGAAGCCTCCTCATCCCCATCCTTCTCTCCAAAGAAAGAACGGACATATTTGAGAAGGAAGAACATTGGTACGCCTATGGCCAGAGCACGACCCACAACATTAGCATAAGAGGCCATCTTATAGATCCACGTTACACCACCCTTGTTTCCAAAGACAGCATTGGCGCGATTCTTTTCAGACCACCATGCCATGTGTGATATAATCGTCTCGGGGTATTGTTGCTCAAAAGCACACACGTGTTCAGTAAAAGCCAAAGGCTCATAAGTGGCATCCCAAGTACGATCACAATATATGGTCATGAAATCCAGTTCAGTTACTCTAGGTATGTTCGGATTACGAATCGTGTTCTCATTGAACTCAACAGCACTAAAGAGACGTTTAGCATAAGCAACATTGGTTTCACCAGTTAACCTATACATCTCTTTATTGCAAGATGGACAAACTCCACAAGAATAACCGTCTTGCTTTTGTATAAATTCGGCCTCTTTCTTCCTACGAGCAATAACACTTGATACAGAGCGATCGATCTTATTGTTCAGATCTAAGTGAGCCTTCGCAGAACGTTGCATCTGTTCAAGAATGAGGACTTTGAGTTCCTCTTTCCCTACTGAGACGGGATTCATGCGATGCTGTTGTAAATCAGTCATACGGAAAAATTCCAGATAACCGAAATTATCGGCTTGATCAGCATCATTAATATAGTTCCAGTCAGGTTTTCTGTCCCAAGGACCTAAGTCCCGAGTACATTCAGTAGCAAATTCCTCACGAACTGCTACAACCCAAGTGAAAGAAAGACGTCGAAAGACGGCCTCTTTATCTATAATAGATTGAATATCATTGAAATGTCGAAGGTTACTAGTACCCCAAACATTCTTTGATCTGAAATAAACACGACCCTTGGAGTTAAGATCTGCCATATTAAGGTTCATGGGATTGACGTTAATCATCTGTATAATCTCACTCCAAATTGTCGGTTGACCATTGTTGGCATCACGTCGGAAACCAAATTCATCTATTACTAGATTGTGTTGACCATGGTAACCACTCCAGAAATCATCTGTTTCATTATAAGTATGTAAATACTCACCCGGATGGTCCACAAAGTGGTCCAATCGATGTAGGGGCAGAGTTTCTGCAGTGATCTCTGGAATTAAGCAATTTACAAAAGTAGTCTTGCCAATACCAGCTCCACCCAATGCAAGAAACATAAATGGTTCTGGACGGGTTCCATTAACTGTAACTAACTTAGAATTCAATTCAAGAATCAAGTCATTAAGTTCACGTAGGTAACCAGACAGTACATGCAGTTGTTGAGCGCTATTTGGCATTTTGCAGAGCTTAGAGCGAATTTCCTCACCTTCAGCTCGCAGCTGGGCTAACTCTCCAGCAAAAGTACTGTCTTTCAAAGGATCGGCGACATATTCTACTCGCTTAGAGTGAACAGTTTCACCAAAAATGGAAATTTCCCAAAATGGATCATCAACAATTTTCACTTTCTTGAGATTAGCAAAATCACCAATCCAATTCATGAAATCTTGGACCAACTTAAGAATAAACTCTAAAGTAAACTTCACTCCATCTCCAATTCGACGGATGTTGGACGTTTTCTGGAAAAACTCACACACCATGGCCCATCTAGACTCAGATTTTAGTTGTGTACAGAAACTACCCAAGATACCAACAATAGCTGTCTTGGAAAGCATCTCAACAAAATTAAAGTCAAAGCCACCTTGTGGTGTAATTTCAGACTTGCCTTCAATGTGTTTCTCAAAGAAAGACATTAGCT